CTGCTTACATTTTGTAATATCGAATAATTGATTTTAAACTTTGTCGTTTCATCATATCTTTTATTATTAGCAGTTTCTAATAACTTATCAAACAGTCTTGCTCTTATAGTAGGATGAACATAATGGAGGTTCAAACCATAAAAACCGTCTGATGTTGGTTGCATTACAATTGTCAATGGAAAGGCATCATAATATGGCAATGTCTTACGATGTTTTGGATCGTAAAAATACATGTACATCCGTCCGACGCCAACTCGTTGCCGTTTTTGCAATGCAGGGTCTTTTAAAAGGTTATTCCGATTGATTGTTTTCATATCTTTTAAACGATCTCGGAACCATTCCAAAGACTCTCTTGTACGAGGCGTTAAACCTGCTCGGAATGCCTCGATTTCTAACTTTTGAAAAATTGAATCGCTCATAAAGATATTTATATGTTTTTCTCTTAAAAAATTGTTTACATATTATTATTTATGTGATATAATAATATAGTTCCCGAGGAGGGTAGAGGTATACTAAATAATTTTTATACCAATAGATTTCATAGTCTTTTCAGTCCAAATGGCGAATATTAAACCGTTGTCTTTTGCAAATTCTTCAGCGGCTTTCCATTTCGAAACATTTTTAGCATACGTAAGTTGTTCGTTTAAATATTTTTTACTACGCCTTGGTGGAGCTTTAGGCGGTAATGTTTGTTTTTCTGGTTTAATCTCTATTAGAAATTTTTTATTGTCTACGGTTTCATAATAAATGTCTATATAGTATCTATGCATACGATTATCAGTAGCACATCGATATGGGATTACCACTTCTTCTGATACCCATCCTTTAACATCGCTATTTTTATCTAACCAAATAAATGCAGATCTTTCCCATCCACTTCGGTAAACAACATCGTTTACATCCCCTAAATACTTTTGAGGGTTTTTTAATTTATATTTTCCTTTGTGGTATATACCCATCTCCAAACTAAACCATATAAATAAACATATAGTTATTTATAATAATACTTACAGGAATTACTATGGCTGAAAGAAATGGTGCCACATATAGGTACCCATCAAACCTTAGTGACGCAAATAGAAATAACGTTTATATAGGATTTAATTCTTATAACTCGGAAAGTATTCGCCAATTTTCGTGTCATCTTTATGCTCCACCTGGGATAAACATTGTTGATGGTGCTGGGTATGGAGAATTCAATTTAGGTGTACTTGGTGGCTCGCCTGAAGGACAAAAGTTTGTGACTGATGTAATGCAAGGGGATAAAGACTTTGATAGTGAAGGTTTAAAGTCTGCATTGGGCCAAGCCGCTGGTAATAAGTATCTTGTTGCAACTGCATTTGCAAATAACGGTTTAGGCGGCGGTACAGTAGATAGAGTAAAAGACATTTATGGCTATTCAACAGGACAAGCAGTCAACCCAAACACGGTTCTTCAATTTTCAAATACAAACATTCGTAATTTTTCTTTTGAATTTAGAATGGTAGCTTCGTCTAAAACAGAATCGGAAACGATTAAATCTATCATTGGTGGATTTAGGGAAGGGATATATCCAGAAAAAGACGAATCAACATCAATGATATATCGGTACCCAGATATATGGTCTATTAATTTTATTTCTGCCAATGGCGGATCTACTGACTTACCAAATCTTGCTGACTGTTATTTAACCGATGTAAGCACAACATATAATTCTCAAGGAAATTCTTGGCACGAAGGTAAATCGCCTATGGACGTAACGATTCAATTATCGTTTAGAGAATTTAAAGCTTTAAATAAAAACGAAATTTCTCGTCTAGAAAATGGGCAAGTTGTAATAAAGGTTTAATATGAGCTATTTTAATAAATTTCCAAAAATAGATTATACGCTTTATGGTGATAACCGAACTGTTAAGATACCGGACTTTTCTCTGTATGCAAAAGCATTGGACCGAGGAATAGAAGGCGCCGCTGCATATCAATGGTACGACATTCAAGAGCAAAGGCCTGACCAAGTTTCGTATGCGCTCTACGGTTCAACTGAATATTATTGGACCTTTTTTGTAATTAATGATCACCTAAAATCTGGAAACAACGGATGGCCATTGTCAGAAGATGCTTTTGCTAAATATATAGAAGAAAATTATAATGGTTTTACTATTACTCCTTATCGTGGGTTAGATTCTAATCAAGTGCCACATCCACCAGATTATAATGCAATTGCAGGCAGATTTCCGATTGGCACTATTTTAAGAAATAATTCAAATGTTGAAGCAAAGGTAATTAAAAGAGTAGCTGAGTTAAACCAATTAGTTTGTCAATATACGACAGAAGGTAATTTCACAGAAGGTGAGCCTCTCTTGGCAATCGAACAAAGCGACAATTTCGACCAATATAATATATACGACAATTGGGATTTAAGAGAATGGAAAAACTCGGCTCATCACTACGAAGACGACGATGGTAATTACGTCACAAGCGGTTTAAATACTGAAAGAAGCAATACAATTGTTACTTATTTAGATTATGAAACTTCTTTAAACGATCAAAATCGTAGGATACGTGCGTTAAGAAAAGAATATGTTGAGCAATTTTCAACTGCATATAGAAGAATCTTAAACAATGGCTAGAAAACGCGAATACGCATCAAAAGCTAAGATTAATAAATGTACTCTCACTAACATAGATGGTGAGACAATTGATATTGTCCCTCTTATAGGATCTATTCGTATTACTGAATCTATTAATCAGCTTTATGCAATATACGATATATTTGTTGCCGATGCCGTTGTTCTTTTAGAAAAGTACGGAATTATCGGCAACGAAAAGATTGATTTAGAAATTACAGATTACTATAATACAGTAACAAAAAAATTGGCCGTTATTGGGATACGTGAATATACAAAACCTAATAACGAATCACAGTCGTACCGCATTCAAGCAATGTGCGAAACTGCATTATTAAGTAGTGCTAAAAGAATATCACGTGCGGTGAACGGAACACCTACTCAAATCATACAAGATCTTTATAGCGAAATTGAATTTAATTTACCTTTAATTCCATTTGATTCGACTTCGCAAGGAAACTTTAAAGGAGTCATACCTAACTTAACATATACCGATACATTTGCATATTTGTTATCAAAATCGTATAATGATTCAGGTACAACGTTTCACATGTTTGAAACATTTTGGTTTGGGTTATGGTTGTCTTCATATGATAGGATGGTTCAATCCGGATCTACTTTAGAGTATAGGTTATCATCAGATTTGAATTTGCAAAACACCGATGCTGATTATGATGCAATTGTTAGTAAGATAACAAAAATAGATTCTAACATCGGCCTTTCTACTTTCGATTCATTTAGAAACGGCGCATTTAAAGCCAGAAATTACGATGTTGATGTGTCAACGAAAACTTATACTCTTAGCGATTTTTACATTAATGATTCTTCTACACCAAAATTATCAAAAGACCGAGTCATAAGTGATAACTATGAGATTGCTGGTACGTCTCTAGGCGATATTGAAAATCCAAAAATTTATATGAGTCATCGTAATACTAAGGCATACGATGGAGCAGAAAATTTTAATAACGGAAATGATTTAGCAGTTCCAATTAAGCGTGGCACGTTTAATAATATGTTTGCAATTGGTCATAATATCACAGTCCCAGGTTATTCTGCTATATATTGCAGTGCTTGTGTTGATCTTTGGTTGCCTAAGCCAACTGATCCATCGGCAAAAGGCGAAAACCGCGATGAATTAATGTCAGGAAAATACGTTGTGACTCAAGTTCAACATACAATATATGCAAACAGCGAATATTCCATGGACATTGTTGTTCGTAAGGATAGTGTTGATCGTAATTCTATGATTAATAAGTATAGGAATTTATAATATGAATTCTTCATTTGAATGGTTTATGGGTGTTATTGAGGATCGAATTGATCCTGAAAAATTAAATCGAGTTAAAGTTCGTTGCTTTGGTATACATGATGAAAGCATTTCTTTAATTCCAACAGAGGATTTACCATGGGCTACTGTTATGTTACCTACTACATCCTCAGGTATGAACGGTCTCCAATCAACACCGCACGGTTTAGTTGAAGGGTCTTGGGTTGTCGGTTTCTTTAGAGATGGTAATGGCTATCAAGATCCAGTTGTGATGGGTTCTATTGCATCAATGCCGATGACTGCACCTGTTGCCGAGTTAGGATTTAATGATCCTAATTTAAAATACCCTAAAGAAACTCATTTAGAAGAATCCGATGTAAATCGTTTAGCAAGGGCTGAAGATACCGAGGAAGATATTCCTACTCTGAAAAAAGATTCAGTCACAAAGGAAATCCCGACAGCAACCGATCAACAATGGGATGAGCCTGAAACACCTTATGCGCCAGAATATCCTTTCAATAAAGTATATGAATCAGAGTCCGGACATATTTTTGAAATAGATGATACTGAAGGTGTTGAGCGACTTCACGAATACCATAGAACCGGAACATTCAGAGAAGTACATCCTGACGGTTCAGTTGTAACGAGAGTCGTTAAAGATACGTATGAAATCGTATACGGAAATAGTTTTGTAAATGTAAAAGGAAATGTATCATTAACAATCGATTCAAATTGCGAAACGTATATTAAAGGGAATTGGGACATTAAAGTTGATGGCAATGTGACGCAAACAATCGGCGGTACGTTGACTGAAGAAGTCGCCGGTGATGTTACTGAAACATATAACTCAAACCAAACAACAAAAGTATCAAGCAATGTCAACGAAGACTTTGGTGGAACACAGACCACGAAAGCGGGTGGCAATATTGATATTGATGCATCTAAGGTATTCATTAACTAATGGCTGTTTTTAATACATACACACCTGGGTCAGGACAATTTGATAATACAATTACCGTCACTGATGGGGGTGGATCATTTACAAACGAGACCGATGCAAATGGCGCAGAGACAAAGGCATTGAAATCTGACATCGTTGAGTTTGGTGCAAGCGGGGATGATAGTAAAGGCGCATTAACAACAACCGCAAGTGGTACACCCCCTGGAGTTTCAGGGGTTGACGAAGGATCTGGCAAATTGCATTTGGCCGGTACACCATCAAATTCAATCATACCTACATATGATATATCACTATATGCAAAAGATAATCCTCCTACAATTTCAACAGGAGGAACACCTGCAACATATCGAGTAGGCGATCAGGTAAACATATATAAAAAATTTGATGTAACAGTCACAAGTAAGCATAAAGCCTCGGCTTCAGTTACAGTACCAATTTATATTGTTAAAGATTGGAATGAAGAAAAGGATAATTTCCTTGCTTATGTAGATCAAGAATATCCGGAGTAGTTATGGGAAGACCAGCAGGAAGAGATACTGATATCTGTACAGGGCATGGACCATTTCCGCCGCGGACACCAACGTCATCCAGCGGTAATGTTATCATTAATGGTCTTGGCGCATTACGAAAAAATGATTCTTATGATGTGCATTGCGTTGGTTCAAGCTGTCATGCAAGTGTGTGTCAATCTGGTTCAGGAACGGTATTCATAAATGGTAGGGATGCTATGAGAATGGGAGATCCTATTGCGTGCGGATCTTTCATTGCGCAAGGATCTTCTAACGTATTTATTGGAAAATAGGTATAAATAAACAAATGGCAGATTCAATAATTTCATCACAATCATTCGGATACTCAGACTTGGATTTGAGATTCAAGGCTCACCCCGAATATGGCGACATTTTACCGTTAAAAGATGATGAGGCGGTAAAAGGATCAATACGTAACATATTAAATACCCGCCCTGGTGAAAAGCCATTTAATCCAGAGTTTGGGTGTGCATTGGATGATTATTTATTTGAACCCAATGATGCAATTACTAGATATCAGATAGGCAAAGAAGTTGAAAGATCAATTAGCCGATTTGAGCCTAGAATAAAATTACAGGAAATTCAAGTCAGCGATGCACCTGATGATAATTCTTTTGCTGTATATGTTTCTGGAGTATTAATAAATAGTCAAAGAGAAATAGATATAAACATTCTTATAAAGAGATTTAATTAAAATGGCCAACGGAAATATACCAAGCTTAGCTAATTTGGATTTTGAAGATATTCGTAATGAATTAAAAAATTATCTAAAAAATCAATCTCAGTTTAACGATTATGATTTTGATGGAGCAGGACTTAGTGTTTTGCTTGATGTCTTAGCATATAATACTCAAATGAATGCTATGATATCTCAAGTCACAATTAACGAATCATTTTTGGAATCTGCTCAGATTAGATCAAATGTAGTTTCTCATGCAAGGCTACTTGGTTATGTTCCACGTTCAAGAGTATCTTCATCGGCAAAAGTAAATTTGGTTGTACAAGGAGATATTAATAGTCCTACAACAATTACAATTCCTTCTGGGTTTAAATTCAAAGGAAGAATTAATAATAAAGAATATTCCTTTGTAACTATTTCATCATATAATGCCACAAGATCTGCTACATATTCGTATACATTTAACAACGTTGAAATATTTGAAGGCGTAGAAAAAACCGAACAATATCGAACCGATACTTTTTCTGAAGATCAAGAATTCACAATCACAACCAATAATGTTGATTTAAATACATTAAGAGTACTTGTATACGACAACGATAACACTTCAGTTGCAACTGTATATAATCGTTATGATGGCTTAGATTCTATTGCCAACACTAATGAGGTATTTTTCATTAGAGAAAATAAATTCGGAAATTATGTAGTAACTTTTGGGGATGATTACCTTGGTAAAAAGCTAGATAATAACCTTATTGTTGAATTAAAATATGTTGTAACAAATGGTCCTGAAGCAAATAACATAAAGGCATTTACAGCAGGTGCATCTATCGGCGGTTTGTCTGCAATAACAGTTACCTTAGTTGACGGAGTAAACAGCGCAGGTGGTTTAGAAAGAGAAGGCATAGAATCAATTCGTTATAATGCTCCTACTTCGTTTGCCACGCAAAACCGAGCAGTAACGGCTAATGATTATCGCGTATTAGTTTTAAATAAATTCACAGAGTTTAGTGATTGCAGCATTTGGGGCGGAGAGGATTCAATACCTCCAGCATACGGAAAAGTTTTTATTGCTCCTGCATTGCCAAACAGAGGAAGATTAACAACTTCTCAAAAAGAAGCTATATTAATTTACTTAAGAAATAAAAATATTGGAGCAATATTACCTGAGGTGGTTGATTGCGAATATACCGATATTCGTCTTTTTGTCGGTGTAAACTATGATACGAATAAAACTCGAGAAACTGTAGGATCTCTCGAGCAAAAGGTTCGTGATGCAATTACAAATTATAACGATACAGTCCTCACGAAATTTAATACTGTCTTTAGGCAATCACAATTCCTTACTACGCTTGATAGTATTGATACCGGCATTATTAACACGGTTGTTCGAACTGAATTATTTAAACCATTTAATCCTAACCCAACAAAAATTGAAGATTATAAGATAAACATCCCTAGTAAAATTTATATTGATTTTGAATCTACAACGAATATTACATCCACACCTTTTTCAATTGAAGGAATACAGGCAATTATTAAAGATGAGCCTCATCCTACAAACGATAATTATCGAAGACTATATTTCGCTAATGCGTCAAATAGATTTAAAATAAATGAATATTCTGATGTAGGGTATGCCAATATTACAACAGGAGAAATTGTTTTACAAAGTATTAAATTTGATTTGGCAAATGAAATCGGCATAATTGTGAAACCAGATTCATACGATATTGCACCTAAGTTTAATCAGTTGCTTTCAATTTCAATGAGTGATGTTACAATAGAAATGAATTATGATACAGTATCAGCAAACGGTTCTTCCGGATTGGCTACTTACTCGCCATTCACAAGACATGAGTAAATTATAATGTCATTTTCAGAATCAAATAGATTATTAGAGGTAATTCCTCAGAATGTATATAGTAGAGCAGAGCCTTTTGTTGAAATATTAAAGGCCTATTACGAATACATTTCTCAGACAGATCAACCTTCTGAAGTATTAAATAGAGAGTCTTTATTAAGGGATGTCACTAAGACGACCGAACAATTTGTTCTTAGTTTGTTTAATGAACTTGGATCAAGTTTTTATTATGATAATGCAACAACACAAGCAAGCTCTCGAGCAATCATTGAAAATATTTCGACAATATATAATGCCAAAGGTTCTTTAGAATCAATTAAAGCATTATTTAAAATAATATTCAATGAAGATATTGACTATTATTTACCAAAAGAATTTATGTTGCGACCATCAGACGGAGATTGGAAGCAAGATTATTCTATCACATGTAATATTAATTCCGGCGATATTTTTGATATCATTGGAGAATTTGTTACTGTTACTACGCAATACCCCGGCCAGCCTGTACAAACATTTCAGGTAGAAGTTACTCGTGCCGAAAAAATTACTGCAACTATTGCAATAGTATACGTTTCTCGCTTTAGCATTAAAGCATTTTATGAAGGATCGCTTATTACCTTTGGCGATGTTGAGCTTGAGCTCATTAATACAATGGATGAGGTTCTTTATAATTATAACCCTGGCACAAAATTCAAAGCAGGCGATCTTTATAACATTAATTATTATGTTCGTAATAATTCATATAATGATTTAGTTGCTTTGGCCGCTGGCGATGCTGCATATCAACCTTATGTTGATCGTATCGGAAAATATTATTCGCAATCAACATCTATTAACCGTTATATTGATTCTGCAAGTCGTATTAACAAATATGGTTACCAAACAGTAATTACAAACAGTTATACAGATGGCCTTGTAATTAAAGACATCACAAGATCGCAATTAAGCTTTAGAACAATCACATACGGCGACATTGAAATACAATTAGCTTTTAACGAGAGCGGAAATCGTACAAAAAAAGTAATTAATTTATCGGCATCACCTGCTCAGTCTCCATTGGTTGATTGGGATGAAATGATTATTGAATTGATTAAAGTAGCTGAAGGTGATAATACAACACCATTCTATACTTTTTTTACAACTGATAATGGTGCAGGGTATGCTCGTGGCGATATTAATAATGATGGAATTATTGATATAAACGATGTTGAGTTATTTGTTCGAAGGCTAATGGGAAGAACAATCGAAGGATCCTATCTTACATGGATTATCGATAATATTGAAACAGACTTATTAGCAACGAGTTATCCTACTCCAGCATTAAGCACTGCCGCAGGCGCAGGATCGGCGACATTACTACCGATCTTATTTAATCAAACTGGCGGCTTATCATTATTTAACTTAATTGATTATGGATACGGTTACCCTGATTCTTTTATTACTGTTATTCAGCCAAACGATGTAACCGGTGAACCTTCAGTTCTTATTATGCTTTCTGACATTGTGGCAAAATCATCTTCATATTATAATAACACTGCAGGGTTTTTGTCAGCTGATATCAAATTGCAAGACAATGAATTTTACCAAAACTTTTCTTATGTAATTCGTACCGGTACTTCGGCTGAACAGTTTAATAAAACAATTAAAAAGACAGTTCATCCTGCTGGGATGAAACCATTTAACGAATTATTGATATCAAATTCGATATCAATTGAAGATGATGCGGCATTAAATGCATTAACAAATTTCATTTATAATAGACGGTTTCAAGAATTTGCTTATGGCGAGTCAGAAAAAGAAACTTGGAATATGCATAAGCCTAGAGAAGATACTGCTTATGCTGCTTCAGGTAAAGAAATATATGACATGTCTAAGCCTAAAGAAGATACTGCTTATGCAGTATCTGGTAAAGAAATATATGACATGGCTAAACCTTTGTCACAGCAGTTTGCATATGCGGATTCTGGTAAAGAAACGTATGACATGGCTAAGCCTAAAGAAGATACCGCCTATGCAAGCACAGGCAAAGAAACGTATGACATGGCTAAGCCTAAAGAAGATACCGCCTATGCAGAATCCGGTAAAGAAACTTTAGAAATAAATAAACCTTTATTACAACAAACTGCATATGCAGACGAAACTATTAGTATATCCACATATATATACTATGTAGATGAAGGTTATATAGAAAATCAATTTGATTACGTATTAAAATTTGAAACCTTAATTTAATAAAACCACAGGAGACTATAACTAGTCATGAATGTTAAAGAAAAATTTAAAGCAACTGGTAAGTTGCGAATTATACACACAAAAGCAGATGGTACGGTAACCGAAAGTTTTTATAAAAACTTGGTTGTTAACGCTGGTTTGGACCATATTGCAGGGCGACTTGTCGACACTGGAACAGATGCTACTCATACAATCCCAGCCGAAATGAGCCACATGGCAATTGGTACTGGTTCTACGGCTGCAGCTGCAGGTGATACGCAATTAGGCGCACAGGTTGCTCGCGTTACCTTTGATACTGTTCAGGTCACTGAGCCTTCAGTTGAATATACAGCAACCTTTGCTCCAGGTGTTGGAACCGCAATCCTTCGTGAAGCTGGCATCTTTAATGCATCTAGCGGTGGAACGATGCTTTGCCGTACAGTTTTTCCAACTGTTACCAAAGAAGCTGGCGACCAGATTGTTATTTCATGGGTAGTTACAATCGCAGCTACACCATAAGGTAGTTTTTAATGCCTACTGAGATTAAGTCAACTATACACAGTGAAGTTGCACGTACGTTTTATAATAGTGTTCTTAATAAAACAAATCGTGCATACTTTACTTTAGGTAGGCTTGAGAGTTGGCCTGATGAATTGGCCCCTCCCCAGCCTTCTTCGTCTGCGTCAGCTGAAATAGAGGTTAGAAACAGAATCGTACGATATGTTTCGGTAACTTCGGCTAATGTGTCATTACTAGCGGAAAGATATAATTGGCTTTCCGGCACTGTTTATGATATGTACAATCCATTTGACGATAACCTAGATATACCAAATGCTAGAATGTTTGTTTTAACCGACGACTTTAACATTTATAAATGTATCTTTAATAATTATGGTGCGCAATCAACTGTTAAACCGACAGGTACATCAACAGATTACATTGAATTGGCCGATGGGTATGTCTGGAAGTTCATGAAGACATTAACAATTCTTGAACGTAACCGATATTTAACCACATCATCAATGCCAGTATCCGACGTAATTGAAGGCGCCGCAAGAACCGCTGAAGTTGATTTTGTATTAAACAGTGGTGGAAGTGGATATGTTATTGATAATACTGTTTTAAGTGTAGATGGCGATGGGACTGGAGCGCTCTTAACGCCAATCATAACGGGTGGAGTGATTACTGATGTTGTAATTGAAAATGCAGGATCAGGATATAGCACCGCCGAAATTATTGTGACTACTCCAGATCCTGCAAAAGACCAAGGTGTAGGAGCAGATATTGATGCGGTTCTTGTTCCTATTTCATTAGATACTCCACAAAGTGCAGTTCAGCTCGCGGCAGTAGACGGAGAAATTTCTGCTGTGTATATTACAGATGGCGGGGCAGGTTACACAAATGCAGCAGTGACAATTACTGGTGATGGTATTAATGCTTCGGCAACAGCGACTATTACAAATGGAACTATTACTGCAATTAATTTCCTAAATCGAGGAAAGGATTATACATTTGCTGAAGTAACTGTTACAGGAGATGGTACAGGGTTTGCGTCATATGTAATCATTGCACCTCCAGGAGGCCATGGTTTTTCGTTGGTTGCTGAATCTTATCCGAAATCCATTGGTTTATTCCTAGGTGACATCAATCCTCCTATTAAAGGGATGGAAACGCCGAATATTGATTACAGACAAGTATGTTTAGTAATTAACCCTACCGTCTTTAATTCTCCTAGTTTATATGGCGGAGATAGTGGAACACCTGCATGGCTGATTGAAGATTCAAATATTGTTGCGGCAAATTTTACACCAGGGACTGCACTGTATAAACAAGGGACTGACATAAAAATGTATGTTGTTGCAGTTGAAGATGGGAAATTATTAGTTAATATATTATCGGCTTATACTCCAGCAGATGGAGATGTATTAGTTGACGAAACTCCCACTACAGTTTTAACGATAAATACTAGCACAACCACGACATTAACACAGCCTGATATTGATGTGACATCCGGTTCTTTATTGTATATAGACAATAGAGCTCCGTTTAGAAAAGACATAACTCAGATTGCAAACATCAGAACTGTTATAACATTTTAAGATTTTGGAGACAATAAAAGATGGCAATTAATTTTAACATTGATCCGTATTTTGACGATTACAATGAAAATAAAAACTTTCATCGTATTCTGTTTCGCCCAGGCGCATCGGTTCAAGCCAGAGAATTAACTCAGCTTCAAACAATATTACAAAAGCAAATCGAGCGCCATGGATCACATGTTTTTAAAGATGGCTCTAAAGTTTTTGGCGGTGACTTAACATATAACGGTGCTTTGGATGCAGTTAAAATCCAATCTTTGTTTGGTGTAGAAAATGTAGAAGATTATGCGGCTGAACTCGTTGGCACAAACATTCGCGGCGGTAATAGCGGAGTAACTGCAAAGGTGGTCGCTTATAGCCCTGCAACACAAACTGATCCTCTTACGATTTACGTAAATTATACAGGCACAGGTATTGACAGGGTTACATCAAAATTTGCTGAAAATGAAGAACTTATCTGTGAATCATCAATTTTTACATATCAAGCAGGGGTTGCCGTTGCTCAAACAGTAACAACTGATGCAACTGCCGTTGGGTCAGGTTGTTCAATTACAACTGGTGTATTCTATGTTAATGGCTTTTTTGTATTAGCCGAAGAACAATTTTATGTGATATCAAAGTATACAAATGATGTTGATGGGAGGATCGGTCTTAAGGTAGTAGAAAGCATTGTAACTTCATCTGAAGATGATACACTATTAGACAATGCAAGCGGAACAACTAACTTTGATGCTCGCGGCGCAGACCGTTACGCTATAGACTTACAGCTTACTCATGTTGATTTAAATTATACCGACTTGGATTTTATTGAATTTGAACGAATTCGTAACGGCATTCTTCAAGGTAAAACTCGTACAACAATTTATAACGAATTATCAAAAACTCTTGCTAGACAAATTTACGACATTAATGGTAACTTTGCAATTGATCCGTTTACCGTTAGAGTTCGTGAAGCATTAAACGATTATTTGAACGAAGGTGTTTACGATTTAGGAGATACCTCAAATGACGGCAATTTAATTGATGATGATAGTTATTTTAACTTACAAGTAAGTGAAGGGAAAGCATATGTTTTTGGTTATGAAATTGAAAATATCGGATCTCGTTTTGTTGATGTAGAAAAGCCTCGTGATTCGAATACAATTAAAGGCGCAATATCAACTCTTGAAGTTGGCAACTTTGTAAGAGTTAATAAACTCAGTTCATTGCCTGATATTGTCGGTACCACTAATATTATTGATTATCCTGTTGTTAAATTTTATGATGAGCAAAATACAGTAGATGGAACGCCGAACGGGAATTTAATAGGTACTGGACGAATACGTTCTATGGAATTCAGCGGTGGAGATGAAGCCACAGGAAATCAAATATTAGATCCATCTTCATCAGTATTTAAGCTATTCCTTTTTGACATTAAAATGATGTCAAAAATTATTTTAGATCAAGCTGCACTTGCCGATGATATCTTAACTGGCTCTTATGTTCAAGGCCAAACATCTAAAGCATTCGGATATGTCAATAGCGCATCAACATCTACTGAACTATATTTAACCAATGTGTCAGGGACTTTTCTCCCTGGAGAAGCATTAATTTCTAATAACAGTCATGGTACCGACCGTAAAGTCAGAAATACATCAACAGGGTTCATTAGTGTTCAATCCTTAGATTCATATGCATTTGATGCAGCTAAACAAGTATACTTTGAAGACACCGTTAATACACCTGCGGTTAATTTTACAGCAAATTTGGTTCTTGAAAGCCAAACAACATTAACAGGCACGGTGTCGACAAACGGTACTACCTCGGTAGCAGGATTCAATACCTCGTTTTTGACTCAATTAAGAGCGGGAGATGTTGTAACCATTGGCGGAAGCGATTATATTGTAGATTCAGTGACCGATAATGAAAATCTTACATTAACAGCAACTGCTGCTGCTGTGACGTCTCCTATTGTTCGTAAACGATCGTTTATTAATGATCAAGATAAAAATCTTTCTTTACGAAAACTTCGTAAAGATTACACAAAAACTCTGTTAACCGCAGAAAACGGCGGATCATCTTTAAGTAGCATTACTGTTAGACGCCAATTTTATGCAACTGCTGACTCAAGCGGTTCATTTACATTAACAGCTGGGGCAAATGAAACATTTAGTGCAGAGTCAAATTTGGATTATCAAATTGTAATTATTAAAAAGGGAATTGGTGGAGGAGCAACAGGTACTGGAAATGTTGGAGATATCATTAATGTTGATAGCTCTGACGTATCAATTACTGGTGATGGCACAAATTCGCTAACGGTTACAAGCGGAGCTATTTTCGGAGAAAACGGCGATTTAATAAAAATTAATACAACTCTTACGCAATCAAATGTTAATAGCAAAGATAAAACAAATATTGTTGCCGCAAGAACTAAAGTAACGAATAAGAAAAATGTTTCTAGTGGAGAAATCCCTTGGGGAACAAGCGCAGATCATTCAGAAATTTCCTTAGGTGTTGCTGATGCAACAAAAATCCTTGCGATTTATGACTCAAATCAAATCGGTGTAGATGCTGTCACGCCTACAATGACTATAACAAATATTACAGGGTCTTTTACCGCAAAAGAAACCATTGTTGGACAAACAAGTGGAGCGTCCGCAATCATTATTAATAGTTCTAGCCCTTTACAATATGTTCCATTAACAACAGTGCAATTTGTTGATGGAGAAACGATTGAAGGATCTAGCGCCTCGGCAACGATTACCGCATTATCTGTCGGGTCAACAAACATTACTTCAAGGTACCTTTTAGATACGGGGCAAAGAGATAATTTTTACGATATTTCTAAGCTAGTGTTAAAACAGCGCGCACCAAAGCCAAACGGTGATCTTTTAATTGTGTATAACTATTTTACACATGGCTCAGGAAATTTCCTTGATGTTGATTCTTATACGAGCATAGGTAGCAATTATTATAAAGAAATTCCTTTTTATACGTCAACTCGTATTGATCCTGAAGTAAGGTCTCCAACCGGAGTATACGATTTAAGAAGCGTAATTGATTACCGGCCACGAGTTGCGGATATCGACCCGCCGGCCTCGATAAATGATGTTAAAGTAGTTAATTCTACTTCATTTGATTTTGAGTCAAGATCTTATGGCGGATCAGGCGCGTCAGTGTCTGAAACTCCTAAAGATAATTCAAACTTTGCATATGATTTTGAGCATTATCTTGCGCGTCGAGATGCTCTTTGGTTAACAAGCCAAGGAGAATGGTATGTTGCAAAAGGAAATCCAGCCGAAAATCCTTTGCCGCCCGAAGATATTCCAAATGCTATGTTAATTGCTAATATAACAATGGCGCCGTATGTTATAAGTTTAGATGATATATCTCTTGAAGTAAAATCATATAAGCTATATCGTATGGAAGACCTTGAAAAAATTAGAAAAAGATTAGATAACGTTGAATATTATACATCGCTATCTTTATTAGAAGCTGCTGCTGATACTCTTCAAATTAAAGATGCAAACGGTTTAGATAGATTTAAGTCAGGTTTCCTTGTTGATAGCTTCGGTGGTCATAAAACGGGCGATACCGTTCATCAGGATTACCGTATTGCTATTGATATGACTCGCCGTGAATTAAGACCTAAGTATAGCTCAAAAAATATAAGTTTAGAAGAAAGCCCAACCGGTCTTTCCAATACTTATGTAATTAACGATAATATTGTAACATTGCCTTATACTCATGTTACATCAATTGATCAGCCTTATGCAACTAGAATTGAAAGCTTAACGCCTGCACTTAATTCGCAGTGGGTTGGGCGTATTAAATTAGATCCTTCGGCTGACACTTGGTTTGAAACAAAATATGCACCAGACGTAACTCAAAATGTTGAAGGAAATTATAATTCAGTACTTCAGGCGAATCGTAATAGCTTAGGCACAATTTGGGGAGCATCGCAACAATCTTGGTCTGGGTTTTCTACTACTGAAACCGAATCAACTCGTCGAAGAACTTCATTTTCTTGGAATGGTGCAACTGGTGCCACCACGCAGTCAACTTTTAATGAAACTGTTGAAAGAACCATCACAACAGCGAATAGAATTACTACTCAAGAAGGCGTTAATACCGCTATCATAGAAAGAATAGATACGAAATTAGATAGCGATAGAATTGTTGCTCAAGATCTTATACCATTTATGAGATCTAAGGAAATTACATTCACTGGGACTGGATTTAAGCCGTATACTCGTGTTTATCCTTTCTTTGATAACGTTAACATTTCTAATTATTGTGTTTCTTTAGGAGGAGCGGTAGTTGGAACTGTAACTCAAACCCCTAGTGCTGGTCTCCCAGGCCAATGGTCTTCGATTTCTCGAATTCAATTTCCTCAATATTGGTGCCATAACCATGTGTCAGGGTCTACTGTCTTTAAGATAGAAACTTCTACCGATAACGTTAATTGGACAGTAGTTCATACTGATGAATGGACAAGTAGAAGCTCATCTATCGGAATAAATGTAACTGGTTTAAATATTACGCCAAACAGCAAAGGCGAAGTATACATAAGAACAAAATTTGAAAATCCAGACCACATGCAATTTCGCGGCGGTGTGAAAATTTATGACCAAGCAGGCGTTGAAATTTCATACGACATAATTGACCTTGAGGACACAGTTGGAATAACAGTCCCTGGTAGGATTTTTAATTCTCTCTTATCTCCACCAAGAACCAATTTAAGGCCAAGAAACAGACCAATATTTTTTAATTTTAAAATTAGCGATGGTTCAAAAACTGTATTACCAAATGGCGGAGTAATTACTGGGTTTGACAACACTACGTTAAGCGAGAATGCCTTAGTAACAGATTCAATTGGGAGAGTAAGCGGAGTCTTTACAATACCTAATCCCAATGTGGTTGGAAATCCTAAATTTAGAACTGGAAAGAGAACATTCCGTTTAACATCAAGTCCTAATGATAGTGAAACGAATCTTATAACATCAGGCGAAGGTGAATTTACTTCAAAAGGCGTATTAAACACTCGCCAAAAAACGTATGTTGCAACTCGTAATGCGGAAATTCAACGAACAAGTGTATCTCGTCAGTCGGTTCAACGTGTCACTGTTAGCAGTAATACGCGAGTAGTTGATCGAGAACTGGTGTCTCAACGAACTTTTGCTTGGAGAGATCCTTTGGCTCAAACTTTCCAAATCATAACAAATGGCGGAGAGTTTTTAACCAAGGTTGATGTTTACTTTGCAGAAAGAGACGATTTTATCCCAGTTAAATTGCAATTAGTTGAGGTAGAAAATGGCACTCCTACTCAAAGAATTATCCCAGGTTCGGTTGTAACGCTTGATCCTGTTGACGTATTAACTTCAACTAATGGCTCTGTAGCAACAACCTTTGAATTCGATCATCCTATTTATGTTAAAGAAGGCGTTGAATTAGCAATGGTTCTTATGACAGATTCGGAACAATATCGAGTCTTTATATCTAAATTAGGAGAAGCTAATATTTTAGATAATGCGGTGGTTTCTCGTCAACCATATCTTGGTGTATTATTTAAATCTCAAAATGCTTCAACATGGACGCCTTACGATAACGAAGATTTAAAATTTACGATTTATCGTGCAAAATTTGATACGAACCAAGGGACTCTTGTTCTTAAGAATTCTCCGGTTGAAAATGAGACTCTTCAAATTGATCCGATAGAATCTTTTACTGGTGTTGATAGTAATAAAATAAAAGTTTACCACGACGATCATGATATGTATGATCAGTCAAACTATGTAGAAATATCTGGAGTTACTTCAGGTATTACCAGTACATTATCTGCTCCTCTCGGCTCAGGCGACTTATCAATGACATTCCCTCTCGTAAGCGGCATGCCTACATCAGGAACGGTTATGTTTAGGTTAACTAATTCGAGCGGTGATGTTGGCGAATATGCCACTAATGATGAAGATGGCATCCTTGAAGAAGTTGTCGAAGGCACTGTTAGCGAAGCAGGTGGGGTGGTGACGGTTTCTTCTTTAACTAGAGCTATTGTTAATAATGCAAGTGATTTTCCAGCAACTACAACTGTTGTTGAGTTATATGAAATAAATGGAATTAAATTAAATGAAGTAAATAAACTGCATACAAGCATTTATGCCTATGGATTAGACTATTATGTCTTAAATTTAGCCACAAGCACGGCAACAACTGCTTCGGTGTTTGGCGGTTCAAATGTAGTTGCAACTCAAAATGCTTTGGTGAATTCATATCAGTTAATGGTTCCAACCGCAGTATCGAACAATACATCGATAACTTCATCAATTCAGTTTGCGGCAGGCAAAAACGCAGCAGGATCTCAAACACCATTTACATTGTTAAGTAGCGCTCAAGCAAACTTTTTGGATATAGTTGATTTACAAACTCCAGGGCTAATTGCAAGTTCAGTTAATGAAGAAGGTGGAAATGTGCCTGGAGGCCGAAGCTGTATATTAACCATGACTTTGAATAGCACGCTTGATAACTTATCCCCAGTCATTGATCTTGAAAGAGCTACGATCTCTACCTTTGCAAATAGGTTAGATGCTGTTGTTGCCCAACCTGATGCCGAGCCTTTTGATACAAAGACTAATCTTTGGTATGCCAGTGGAGAAGAAGATCCTTATAAAGATCCTACTACTCCTGAAGGCGATAGCGGAGAGGCAATATATATTACTAAGCGAGTTCAGTTAAGCAATCCAGCAACTGCTATTAAGGTATATCTTGACAGTGCCATTATGTCATCCGCTGGTATTCAAGTAATGTATAAAACATTACGATCCGATGATTCAGGCGAATTTGACGAAATGGGTTGGAAATATTTTAACACAAACGGAAATCCCGACACGGCAGTAAATCCATCCGTATCAACTAATGATTTTAAAGAATACGAATTCAGTGTTGATGATATTCCTGAGTTTATTGCATTTTCAATTAAGATACGATTGACTGGAACAAATGGGTGTGAAGTTCCAAAGGTTAAGAATTTAAGAGCAATTGCATTGGCCGTATAATATATGTTAAATAATGAAGTAATACCTGTTGAAGGAAGTTCGGATCTCGTAAGAGATCCGAATTCCGGCGCAATTATAAACACAAATAAAACCGCCTATGAAAATGCATTGGCTGTAGCAAAAGCAGCTAAAGAAAAAGAAGAAAAAATAAAATCTTTAGAAAGCGATATAAATACAATTAAAGATGATATCACGTCAATGAAAGAAATGCTTCTGCAACTAATTAAAGGTTAATTAACACATGGCACGAACTATTACTTTAAGAGACGGTCTAGGCCGAGCTTTAACACACACCGAGCTTGATGCTAACATAAGCGGGCTTGATGCTGATTTGTCTACCGTTGAAGGAGATTACATAAGCAAAAGTGCAGATGGAACAATCACTGGTACTTTAACCGCTGAAGAATTAATTTCAACCGGCAATTCGTACAAAACCGGCACAAGTAATCCACAAACTACTTTATCCGCTGGATCTGGTACTCATTATCTTAAAGTTGCAACAATTTTTGAAGGTTATCACGTATTAAAAATTGGACAAATCGGAAACTCTGGTTATCACGGCGCAAAAATAGATTTAACTCAAGGCTGGACCAGTACAACAAATGCACCCGGAGACCATTTAGCAACCAATCTGGTTAGTTTTAAAACCGATGCAGGATTTGGCGAATTAGTTAATGTTTTTGCAGAAAGAGTTGGGAATTCTCAAGCCAACATTTGGATTCAAGTCACCGCAGCTGCAGGCGGAACTACAACATGGTATTACGAGCTTGAAGGGATTTCTCCTACCACAGGTAATAGCTTACTTTATAGCAGCACTCAAATATCCCCAGGGTTTACTGCTTTAGTCCCACAACATCTAAACCGTGGTAATAATGGTCATATATTTAATGGCGATGTTGGTATTGGTACTACGAGTCCTGCTACGGCTTTAGATGTTGTAGGCACAGTGACTGCTGATGGTTTGACTGTTGATGGTGATTTAGCTTTTACTGGGACAAGCAGGACAATAAGTGCTGTAGCCAATTTAGATGTAGACATTGACAGTGACTCAACTAGTGCAGGTGCGGCGTTTACCGTTA